GCCCGTGACGAGCCACGTTCCTTCGGTCAGCGTAAGCGTCACGATCGTCGTGAACTTCTTGGCGCTCAGTGCGACGGTCCCGGCCGTGAGCCACGACTCGACGTACGACAGGTCGATGTACTTCCGGCTCCATCTCGTGTGCGCCGTTTCCCACTGCAGCACGTCCTTCTCCGACGGCGTCCCCGACTGCACGTTGTGCGTGTGGATCTTGTGGACCGTCGGGTTCGGATACGTGCCTTGCAGGTCTCCCCCGGCAGTTCCCGCGGGGATCGCCTGCACCGCGATTCCTCCGGTCGTCGTTCCGTCGCCGATGAACAGGCGCGCCGTATCAGTGACCCATAGCGGCTCGCCTGCATCAGCGATGAAGGTGCGATTCGCTTCGAGGCCGCGTCGGATCTGTAGTGACATGGGGACTCCTTGCTGTTACGTGAAGTTTCCGAAGTCGAGGATCGTTTCGTTCGGCGCGGCAAAGGTTTCCGCGTCGTATGGGATCGCGAGCGGGTCCGGCACGAGGAACGATCCATAGTCGTATGCGTTCGTCACGGGTTGCGGCGGCTCGGGGCACGTTCCGTCGATAGGGTTCGCCGCGCTGAACTCAAGCTTCAGGATCCCCGCGGTGTCTCGCGTCATCAACAGGTGCACTACTGCACCTTCCGGGACGGGGCGGATCTCGAAGCCTTCGTGCTCCTGCAGCTCAACACCATCCGGCTCGAGCACGGCGTACCCGTACGCGAGTGCTTCCGTGTTGCCCGCTTCGAGCGTGTTGAGCGCCTTGCTCATTCCCGGCGTCGTATCCGTCAGCGCCGAGAGTGCGTCCGCCCCATAGGTCGTTTCGGCTGCGACGCGGCGAACTTGCGTCCACGCGTATTCCCATCGCGCGACGCTTTCGATCTTCGTCGCTTCGCCGATCTCAACAGTGATCCATCGCGGCGCGTCTCGAATGTTGCCGAGTTGCCCGTTCGTTACGGCGATCTGCGCCTTGACGTAGTCGACCGCCTGCACGAGGTCTTTCCATGCAGACGGCGTAAGCGCCCCGAGTCCGGTCGTGATGGTCGGCTTCATCGCCATCAGGTCATGATCCCCATGCTTCCGAAGTTGTACGTCGATGGGAACGGCTGCCGCCAAACGACGAGCGACGCGTTACACAACCCGCTTCCGTCGGGAGTGCTCAGACGCGGTCGCGCATCAAGGTCTCGAATCGCGACTTGTCGGCAGTGCGCGTAGTCGTCATATACGAACTTGTACTGCACTTCGTACTTCGATATGCCGACACGCTTCGCCGTTGCGCCCGTGAACAGGACGTAGCCCGCGGCCGCCCCGAGCCACGTCGTGCTGTTTCGCTTGCCGAGCGCGGCGCGGATCGCGGAGGCGTTGTTGTCGGCGCGATAGTTCGTGATCGACAGTTCCTGCGTCGGCACGAGCGTCGTGACCGGCTGCCCGCCCTGATCGATGGGCGTCCCTCCGATATCACTGTTGCCCGGCGTGTTGAGGTTCGCAGGCGCGCTCGCCCCCGATCGGAAGAAGTCGACCGCCGTCGCGCTGCTGTTCATGTCGAGCGCGACGAACTCGTCGTCCACGGTCTCGGAGTTGTATGACAACGTCACGGACCATGCGCGTCCGGCGGTGTCTTCGATGCTGTCGACTTGCTTCGAGGCAAGGTACGCATTCACGCCGAGCACGGTCTCCGTAGTTCCGAACGCCGGGAGGGCCGACATAACGTCTGCATACGTCAGTGCCGAGCCGTCGCTTGCGGTCGCGAGGAACTCCTCGACGTAGGTACTGGTGTCGTCTGATCCGGCAGACGCGCCGATCTTCTTGATGTCGAGGACGACGGCAGGCATTAGGTGAGGACTCCCGCGAATGCTCGCGTATTGGCTTCGATCTGCTTCAGCACCGAGAGCGTCTGGTCTTCAAGCATTGTTCCCGTGTTGCGACTGCCGCCTTGTTCTGCAGCCGCCGCCATCAGGCTCGAGGTCGTTGCGGTTGCTCCGGCGATCTGCTCGAGCATGCGCGCCGAGGTGCTCTGCACGTCGAGCTGCTGCTCGGCGATGCGCACCGAACTCATCATGCCGGGAAGCTTGATCGACCCGAGCGCGGTCTGCACCGAGTCCGGTCCCGCCGCGGCGGCTTTGTCTTCCTTCGCCGCCGACTTTTCCTTCGACGCGTCGATCTTGTCCTGGAGCGCGAGCCCCTTGGCGATTTCCTCTGCCGTCGCCCCGGCCGCTCGGAGGCGTTCTTCGAGAAGTTCGCGCTCGCTCATGGTCGCGCGCTTCGCTTGATCTTCGAGGTCGCGAAGCATGTTCCCGACCTGCGTATCGCGCAGAGCACCGAGCGCCTTGCTGATCTGGTCTTCGGTCGCGTTCAGCGCCTCGAGGCGGCGCCGCATCAGTTCCATCTCTGATTTCCCGGCGTCATCCGCGGCGCGCGCAACGTCTTCGAGGATGCGCTCGACCTCGGCCGCGTTGTTCGCCGCGGTCTCCATCGCGGCGAGTTCGCCTTGCAGACGGATCGCTTCATCGATCTGCGCCTGCGTAGCGCCCAACGATGCGAGCTGCGCGGCGGCAAGTTCGCTCGCGCTCTTGCCGAACTCGTCCACCTTCTTTCGCATCTCCTCGAGCTGCGCGGTGATCTTGTTCGCGTTCTCCGCATCCTTGATCGCTCGCGCGTAATCCTCTGCCGCCTTGACTTGCGCCTCGGTCGCGCCGAGGCGTCGAAGCTCGAGCTCGAGCATCGTTTCTTCGCTCAGCACGAGGCGGTCGTACTTGGACGCGAGGTCCTCCATCGTCTTGGCGATCTGCTTCGCGTTCTCGGCTTTGGATTGTGCCTCGTTGAGCTGCTTCTGCAGCGTGATCGCTTCCGCGATCTGCGCTTGTGTTGCGTTGAGCGTGGAGAGCTGCCGCTCGAGCATTTGCTCGGGCAACGCGCCGACGTTGGCAATGTCATCACGCAGCTTGCTGATGATCTTCCCGACTTCCTCGGCTTTCGCGATCGCCTTCGGATCGATGACTGGCGCCGGAGCCGCCGCGGCCGCAGGTGCTTCAGCAGCCTTCTTGCGAGCCGCCTCGAACGCTTCGAGCGCCTTGGCGAGTTCTCCGGCTTCACCCTTTGCGTTCGCGAGCCACGAGGTCGCGAACGCGGCGAAGCGATCTCCGGCATCGTTGAAGTCTTGCGCCGAGCGATTGAACGCGTCGGTCTTCAACTTGTCGGCGAGTCCCGTCAGGCTTTCCAATCCGGCCGTCGGGATCTCGATTCCCGGGATTAGGTTGATCGTTTCGACGATCCCAAGGATCGTGCGAAGCACCTTTCCGATCACGTCGAGCATGACGCCCGCGACGAATCCGTTGATCGTCTGCAGCACGTTCAGGATGCCCATCAGCAGCTCGTAGGCCGGGCGTAGTCCGTCGATGAATGCGGCCGTCAATCGCGCGAGACCACTCATCGCCTGATACAAGTCGTCCGCGTTCTGCGAGAGCAGTTCCTTCAGACCATCAGTGACTTTCTGCAGCAACGGCGCAAACGGCGCAACGGCTTCGGCAAGCAGTCGCTGGAACGCGAGTCCGAGCGTATCGACGGAGTCTTGCAGCGATGCGAGCGCCTGCACGCTTCCTTCCCTGATGGAGAAGGCCGCCGCTTCCTTGTTGAGTTGCTCCATCTCCTCCGCGGTGAGTTTGACCATACCAGCGAGTCCGGCGCCCCCCTTGCCGAAGATATCTCGCAACGCCTTGACCTTCTCGGTATGCGTCGGAAGCTCGCGGATCTTTCCGATGATTTGCTCGAATGCAGCGGTCGCGTCTTGCGTGTTGAGTTTGCCGATGTCGAGCCCGAGGCGCTCGAATGCCTTGGCCGACTCTTGGCTTCCCTGCGCCGCACTCGCGAGCGCGAACTGCATCTTCGTGATCGACGCGCGGATCTTCTCGGGTCCCGCTCCCGCCGCGGTGCCGATGTATTCCAGGCGTTGGAACCCTTCCGCAGTCGTTCCGAGTTCGTCGGCGGTTTCCTTGAGTTGGTCGCCGAGTTTGGCCGCCTTCAGCGTCGCCATCACGATCGCCGCCCCGACGGCAGCGATCGCGACGCCGGCCGCGGTCGCCGCGAGTGCCGCGGCAGTGAACGGATTCGCGAGGAGCGCGATGGAGTCGCCGAACATGGCGACAAACTTCGAGCCTCCTTGCGCGACGTTCGCGATTCCCTGAAGGCCGCTCATGATGCGAGCGGCTCCTGCGCCGAGGTCTCCGGGAAGCACGGAGGCGAGCATTCCTCCCGCACCCATCGCGATGCCGCCGATCGAGGCCGCCCATTGCCCGAGGCGTCCCTTCGCTTCGGCAAGCGACTTCTCCATCGGCTTCGTATCTGCGCCGATCTTGACGAACAGATTTCCGATCGTCGCCATATCAGTAGGCCCCCTGCTTCCCAGTGGTAACCATTTCCATCAACGCGACGGCTTCTTCACGAGCGCGCCGAAGGCCGTCATCAGTGCGTCCGGGTCGCTGATGTCGAGCGTCTCGCGCTCGAGGAACGGCATGAAGTCGCCCGGCTTGAATGCCTTCGAGCCGCGCTTGCGATTCTGATTCGCGATCAAGGAACAGAGCAAGCCGCCGACGAGGTCGACTCGCGCCCATCCGATCGGCTCGAGGCGGTCGAACGCGATCCACTCCGAGAGTTCCTCGGAGCTCATCTTTGCAAGCATGTCCTCGACCGTCATCCCGAGCTGCGCCGCGAGGCGGAATACGAATCTCCGCCCCGGGCGCGCTTTCAGTTTCCCGCGAGGTCTTCCACGTCCGTCGGGCTGAGTCCCGAGAGCTGCTGCGCGATCGTGAACAGGCGGTCGATGACGGCGGCGGGGACGTTGCCGAGCGCGTCGGCTTCGTGATCGCCGAAGATCCGCTCACCATTCGCGTCACAGATGGAACGCACGAGCAGGCGCGCTCGCACGTTGTCCATGTTGAGTCCGCGCGCCTTGCCCTTGCCTGCCATGCAGGACGCCTCGAATGCGTCTCGCTCTCGAGCAGACAGGCCGCGCACGAAGATCGGCGCGTCGAGACCGTCGATCTCGACGCGCTCGATCCTCGTGCTGCGCGCAAGTGCGAGGATGGCGTCTTTGGAAGCATGCGATGCGGCCGAGGTATTCATGTCCCCATCGTAATGCTTGCGACGCCGTTTCGCAACTCGTTACGCCGGGGCTGCGAAGGTCACGACGCCATCGATGCGGAGCGTCAGGTTTCCCGTGAGCGCGGCATCGACACCCGCTTCGATGCTGAAGGACTGGATGAAGGCGTTGAAGGACACGGTCTGCGTCTTGCTCGCGCCGACCTGATAGACGATCGACCATGAGGACGATGTCGTTTCGGCGCTCGCCGGGATGTAGTCGTCGAGCGTGTCGTCGTAGTTGAAGCTCACCTCCACGGTGCCGGAATCCACGGTGCCCATGAGGTAGGTCTTTGCGGTGTCGGTCAGCGCGGTCACGTCGATCTCCGTCCTCGTGATGCCGGACAGGCTGATCGCCGTGATGTCTCCGAGAGTCGTCGCGCCCTTCTTGATGATCGTGTTGTATGAACTGTTCGCTGCCATGTTGGTATCCCCTTTTGGGTGTAGGTGCTGATGGAGGTCCTCAGTCGAAGATCAACGCGCTGAGGTATTTCGTCGTGATGTACGTCATCACTCGGATCGTGAGCGTCTGCGTGAGCTGCGTATCGACGGCCGCTTCGCGTGACGTATCGCGAAGGATGCCGTCGAACGAGAACTGCTGATAGCGGTCTCCGGCCGGATTGTCCGGGCACGTGATCGCGACGGCATAGGTCAATCGCTGCCCCTGATAGTCA